TAGGTTCTGGTAAAACTTGTTCTTCTATTGCTATAGCTGAAGGTCTTAAAAATGATAAACATATTATTGTTATGACGCCTGCATCATTAAAAGATAATTACTATGGTGAATTAAAAAAATGTGGTGATTATATGTATAAAAAAAATCAATTTTGGGAATTTATAAACACTAATATTCATCCTGAACAAATTAAAAATATTAGTTATGTATTAAAATTAAGTGAAGAATATATTAAAAAAAATAATGGAGCATGGTTTATAAATTCTAAAAAAGAAGCGAATTATGAATTATTATCATTTAAAGAACAACAAGAAATAGATGAACAGCTTACACATATGATTAATTATAAATATGAATTCATTAGTTATAATGGATTAAGATCTCAACATCTTTATTCTTTAACAAAAAATAATACAATAAATCCTTTTACCGACAAAGTAATTATTATTGATGAAGCTCATAATTTTATAAGTAGAATTGTTAATAAAATAAATAAACCTTCTTCATTATCTATGAATCTTTATAAATATTTAATGAGTGCAGAAAATTGTAAAATTATTTTATTATCAGGTACACCAATAATCAATTATCCTAATGAAATAGCAGTGTTATTTAATATACTAAGAGGATATATATACACATATACATATAATCTACAAGATAATCCTAAAAATAATTCAATAACCCAATCTAGTATTGACAAATTACTAAAAAAAGAAAAAATATATCAACAAATTGATACTTTAGAATATAAATCACAAAAACGCGAATTAATTGTTACAAAAAATCCTTTTGGGTTTATAAAAAAATCTAATGATAATAAAATAGAATATTATACTGACACTCTAAATAATGAACAATTTATTCAAAAAATAAATTCTATTTTGGATGATAATAATATACAATTAAATAAAAATAAAGACGGAGACAAAGTAATAGTTACAGCTTATAAAGCATTACCAGATACACTTGATTCCTTTAAAGATAAATTTATTGATTCTAATAATAAAATTAAAAATTCTGATATGTTTAAAATGAGAATTATTGGTTTATCATCATATTTTAGAAGTGCCCAAGAACAACTTATGCCAAAATACGACGAAAAAGATTTAAATATAATAGAAATACCTATGAGCGACTTTCAATTTGGAGTATATCAAGAAGCTAGAATACAAGAACGTAAAGTAGAAAAAAATAATAAACCAAAAAAAGGTAAAAAAACTAATACTGATGATATTTATAGTGACACAGTGTCTACATATAGAATATTTTCCAGAGCATTTTGTAATTATGTTTTTCCTAAACCCGATATTACACGTCCTATGCCCAGTAAAGATGGAACTATTGAATCTACTGTAAACAATATGGATTTACAAGAAAATATATCTGAAGATGTTATAGATGATATTAAACCAAAAGAGAAAATTGATGATTTAAATGCTGACTATGAATTAGATGATGAATCAGAATTTAATAAGCAACAAAATGCTGTAAAAGATGCTTCATATTCTGAAAGAATGAGAGATGCTTTAATAAAATTAGAAAAAAAATCTAGTGAATATTTAACACTAGAAGCATTAAAAACATACAGTCCCAAATTTTTATCAATTATTAATAATATTATAAATGAACAACATCCTAGTATACATTTAATATATTCACAATTTAAAACTATTGAAGGTATAGGAATACTAAAATTAGCACTAAAACAAAATAATTTTGTTGAATTTAAACTTAAAAAAACACCATCTGGCGAACACACATTAGACATAAATGATAGTGACATAGGAAAACCGAAATTTGCTTCTTATACGGGTTCAGAAACACCCGAAGAACGTGAAATTATTAAAAACGTATTAAATGGAAACTGGAAATTAGTACCATCTAACATTGTAACTAAATTAAAAACTGTATCACAAAATAATCTTAATGGTGAAGTTATTAAAATTTTAATGATTACATCATCTGGGGCTGAAGGTATTAGTTTAAAAAATGTTAGATATGTTCATATAACAGAACCATATTGGCATCCTGTTAGAATACACCAAGTTATAGGGCGCGCTAGACGTATATGTAGTCATAGTGAATTGCCTAAAGAATTGCAAACTGTTGAAGTATTTTTATATTTAATGAAATTTACAGAAGAACAATTAGAAACTATGGCAATTGATATTAAATTACATGATAGAAGTAAAATAGAAAAAACTAGAGTTATAACTAGCGACGAATTTCTATATGAAATATCACAAATTAAAGAAAATTTAAATAAAGAAATTTTAGAAAATATTAAACAATCATCTATAGATTGTAATATTCATTCTAGATATTCTACTAAAGAAAAAATTAATTGTTTCACTATTGGAAACCCTGATGAAAATAAACTTATGTATACTCCTGATATAAATAAACAAGAAATTGACGCAGATATGAATCTTAATAAGAAAAAAATATTAATTAAATTATACAAAATAGCTAAGACAAATTATGGATTAAATAAAGAAGATAATAAAGTTTATGATTATGATGCATATAAAAAAGGTGATCTAGTATTAATTGGTAAATTAATTAAAGATGAAAAAGGTAAAAATAAAATTATTAAAGAATAAAATTATCATCTCACTTTATGTATTTTATTATATAAAAATATGTTATTCTTATATAATAAAAATGTTTATGAAAAATGAAATTATTAAAACCCAATGATTATATATTTAAAAATTATTATGAAAATTATGATAATTTTTATAATTGTATATTATTTTATTTTAGTAGAAATGAACATGAACAAGAAAATTACTATAAAAAAATAAAATCATTTGTAAATAAAACCAACATTAGTCTATATTAAGATAATTCATAATAGTTATTTGATTTTTTAAAACATTATCTAATTGCTGATTTATAATATTAATTTTATTCAATATTATACTTTCATTTAATTTATTTTTATTTTCTATTTTATCTAAAATTAAATTTTCATTAAACCCCCGCTCTGTAATATATTCTTCACTTACAAATTTTTTATAATTTATATCTTTAATATCAATTACATTTAAATCATTTATCAAATTTTCTATATTATCTATTTTTAATTTTGGAACATCATTATCATTATCATTATCATTATCATTATCATTATCATTATCATTATCATTATCATTATCATTATCCTTAAGATTAGTATTAATATTAACTAAAGCACTAGCAGTAACATCAGTATTAACATAAGCATTAACATCTGCATTAACATTAGGATTATCATTGTCTATTGATATATCAATATTTCTGTTTTTTTCTAATAAATTTATCATATTATTCATTTCATCGCTAGATAATGGTTTATCTAAATCATCATTAAATTCTAATTCTGATGGTTTTGTAGGATTTAATATATTAGACATAGATATTTTTTTATTTTCAAATTCTTGATTAAATTTTTCTAATTTTAATTTTAGAATGTCTTCTTTAGTATCAAAACTAATATTTCTCTCTTGTACTATATTATTCTTATATTTATTTATTTTTATAATTACATTATGTAATATTTCTTTATTTACATTAATTAAATTTAAATTTTTATTCTCAATACTTGTATTATTTATTTTTTTTAATAATTCATTTTCAAATATATTTTTTATTTCTGTTAATGAATTATTTGGAAGATCATTAAAAATATTTTTCTCATATAATATATTCCATAACATTTCTTTATTTTTACTTGAATTAATAATATCCATATTTATAAATAAGTATAATTATTTATAATTAATTATACTTATATAATTATTTATAATTAAAATATTTAAATCTATAATCTTTCATTTCTTCATCTGTTATCCTGTTATTCTTAAAATAATCTATGTTTTTATTTTCTTTCAAAAGTTCTATAATAAAATACAAAGAATACATACCACATTGACCATCCCGTTTTTGATGTATCATACCATAATTCGAATCATATGTTAAATTAATATTTAAATCTTTTGCCTGTAAAACTATTCTATCTACTAATATTTTTATTCTATTAAGTATCTTATCACCATTACTATCAAAATAAAAAATAAATTTTTTATTTATATCTATAAATAATGCTACCCAATGTTGGCCTGATTTATAATGTGGGTCTGTATTAAAAATTATTCCTATTTTATTTTTTTTTGGATTATTATATAAATAATATTTTAAATCAAATTTACATAATTTATCCCATACACATGTTCCAAAAAGTTGTTTATCATCAAAATCTATAGGTGATGGTCCAATAAAAACAAAATTTTTATATTTATTTTCATATTGCTTTATTACATCTATTATATCCAAACTACTTAACCAAGTATATGGTTTATTTAACCATTCATTTGGAGCATATGGTCTAAATATATTTTTAAGATACAAATTTTTATTTATTTTATTTTTAAATTTATCATTATTTAACCAACACAATTCATTATAACATGAATTTTTTAAATTTTCTTTGAAAAATTTCCATATTTCATCTGATGAATTACTAGTTATTTTATTATTACTTGTTTCATTCCATATTTTTTTCATTAATTTTAAATCATCATCATTATAACAAGACATACCTAATATTTTTTTAGAATCATCATTTCTAGGAGCACATCGTAATACATTAAATTTTTTTTTTATAGTTTTATTAGTTTTATTAGTTTTATTAGTTTTATTAGTTTTATTAGCTTTATTAGCTTTATTAGTTATATTAGCTTTATTAGTTTTATTAGCTTTATTAGCTTTATTAGTTTTATTAGCTTTATTAGCTTTATTAGTTTTATTAGTTTTATTAGTTTTATTAGTTTTATTAGTTTTATTAGTTTTATTAGTTTTAGTTGTCATTTATTATCTTATATTATAAATATATTATCTTTTTTTTGGTAAAAATTTATTAGAAGACTCTATATTAATTTTTTTTACATATTCATCAAGTGTACATCTCTTGGGTTTTACATTCATAAAGTCACCATATGAAATATCTACCTTTAC